CTGTTTCCCCCTGGGACCCCTGGACTCTGGACATCGAGCCCAAGGATATCTCCGAGGGAGGTGTGTAACCGTTTGAGTGGAAAGCGGATTTCGACAACATTAGCAGCCCGTAGGCTGCCAGGAGTGACACTAGCCATAGGAAGATCCTCATAGCAAGAATCCCTGTAGGGACTCCCAAGAGCAAAGAAGAGACCCCGCCGTAAGACTGGGCGGGGCCAACGTTCGACCGGTGATTAAGCCGGTTAGCCGTAGAACGGTTCAAGGTTCTCGACCGACGTTTTCATGCTTGCAAGGCCAAGAGTATTGACCACGTATGCAAGCAGGTCCTTCTTTTCCTGTAGCGTGGACTGTTGGCTCAGGTTCAAAATGACCTGGGCGCTATTCACACGAACCACAGAAGTAACACCGTCCGCCGTAGCCTCCACGGGCTGAGAAAAGCCCATGAAAATACGGTTCGCACCTGTTGCACTTGCAGGCTCACGAACTTCGTGAGTAATATACCGATATCCTGCAGGGGTGATAGAGGTACGATCTGCCCACTTGACGACATTGGCTTTACGGCCGCTGAAGTTAAAAGTATGAGCAGCGGGGGTGGCAGCACCGTCATTAACGGTAAGAGCGGCGATAGCCGGCATTTAAAAGCTCCTAGAGCTGAGTTAACTTACGTGACATACAGGAGAAATTCCTGCATGTTATTAACGGGTTTAACCCCGTTTACCACCGAAGACCTGGGCAAGTAAAGCCAGGCCGTTGGCCATGTGAGTCAAACTCCGCGGGTCCCGAAAACTGGGCCACTGCGGGAACGGTACAGACGTAGGACAAGAGCGTTCCAAAAGAACGGTTGACTTACGCCCCGTATACTCTCCCGTAAAGACGTACGTGTCCAATGAACGAACAACAGTCTTCGAAAGAGACGTTGCAGTTATCTCGGCTCTTACGAGCTTAGAGACACTTACATACGTGTGAGCTCCATCATAACCCAACATCGCATCAAGCGACGAGAGGTAATCGCCGACTTTAAAACCCCAGTCGACTACGAAGCTAAACGGAACCAATTCCCATGCTATAAGCAAGGGGTTGGTCAGACCGAGGGAGGTAAACGACTGCAATAGCTCGTTTGCAGGAGCCGCGTCAATTCTGACGAAGCACCCCTGCATCCCTTTTAACTCAACCTTCTGAGCGTGAGATAGGACCGTAGGACTGTTGTTGTACAAAGCAGTCTGTTCGAGTTTCTCTTTAGCGCTCCCTTTACCGGTCACTAACCAGTGATCCTGCGGCCGCCTGGTAAGGGCTTCCGTAGCTCCGTAGATATCGGAGAGTAGAGGCTTCCAGCCGTACTGTAGTTCCAACCACTGTTTAACAGAGTTGGATCCATTAGGCTTTCGAGATGGGGTCACCCCCAGTCGTCTCATTGCTTCTTTCCACCGACCCTTTCTAAGGGCACGGTAGGCTTGGGCGAGACGTATTGCAGTATCACCTAACAGACGGGCAGTCATATCAGCTTCGGCAAAAGCCTGGCCAAGATTTATGTCCGATCGTTTCATCTTCAAACGTGCCTTTATAAGCGCAGTATTGTATAGATTCGACGACACACCGCTAGGAACCGTGACCGCGTTGTAGCATGCGGTACCACCAACAATACCACCAGCAGCCAAAACATACCCGTCGTACTTAGTACGAACGAGATTGGCTCCGGTAACGTTGTGAGTGGCAACCATAAGTGCATTACCTGGCCCACGGTCGTAACGTTCACGAGAGAAAGTGTAAGCGGTCGGAGGAATCCAACCCTTAGGCTTGTGGCGAGAAGCACCAGTCCGCGTTTCAACTGCTTTTTGGCAGTCTGACGTGAACACGGTGGAGGGCGACCCCGTTTTAGGAGTCTGAGTACATGACCCTCTAAGAGAGACATTGAAATTACCTCTCTTATCTGCCATAGCTATAAGCTCTCGGTTAAAGTGAAAGTTACGGATTGTCTCTACACCTGGATTTACAGGCGTTTCACCGCGTAAAGCGGATCGGTTGGAG